GTTCCGGACCTGGGACGTGAAGGCATTCTTCGCGGACGTCCGGGAATGGGAGTCCTACGTCAAGACTGAATGGCCGAAGCTGTACGCGGAGCAGCTTGGGACTGCGCCGGCCGAAGCAGGAAAGCTGAATGACGAGGGCGCGATCTGGGCCGTGAGCGGGGGAAACGAGCCGCAGATGATCGCATGGGACATGAGAACTCATACCCAGCAGTTCACGATGGCGTGCGAGCTCTGCGAGGCCGAGATCCGCGAGAGGGCTTTCACCCAGGATGGTGACAGCCGGACCGGGCGCCATGTGGTCAACGCGCACCGCGCGCCGAACCGCTGGGGAGTCTCGATCTCGAAGGAAACGCGCAGCTCGGGCAAAAAGATCGACGCTGCGGTCTGCGTGGTAGGCGCTAGGATGGCGCGCAGGCTGTACCTGGCAGCCGCCGCCAAGGCTGGGACGTCGAAACGAAAGACGGCTGGGCGAGTCTGGGGCTTTTCCTGACTAGGAGAGCACATTGGCCCTGCCGCAAGAGGAGATCCCGCAGATCGTCTCCCGCATCATCCGCATGCGCGAGGCCGAGCAGCACCGGCTCCACAAGGTGGCCCGGTACATGCACGGGCACCACGACTCTGTCTACACCCCGCACGGCGCGAAGACGGAGTACAAGTGGCTCCGGGACCGCTCCGTGGTCAATTTCATGCCGCTCGTGGTCTCCGTGGTCTCCCAGAATCTCCACGTCGACGGCTACCGGCCCACGCCGGACAGCGGCATCACCGACGACATGACCGCGGTCTTCCGCCAGGTCACGCAGGCGCTCGACGGCGGGGACGTGGACGCGGCGAAGACCGCGGTCCAGCAGGCCCAGGCCGGCCACCTGCAGCAGCAGGTGAAGCAGAAAGACGACCAGGAACCCTGGCAGATCATGATGGCCAACCGGGTCGATTCCCGGCAGCACGGCCTGCACCGCTCGATCGCCAAATACGGGCTCTCCTACATGATCGTACTGCCCGGCTCGTTCACGGACGAGTACGACGACCAGCCGAAATCGATGCCGCTCGTACGCCCGGTCTCCCCGCGGCGGATGACCGCGCTGTACGAGGACGACATCGATGACGAGTGGCCGATTTTCGCCGTCGAGGAGCTGATCAAGAACGATCAGCAGGGCAAGCAGCAGCGCCTTGTCTACCTGTATGACGATGAGAACCGCTATGCCCTGATCTCGAACGCGGCGGATGTCGAATTCCGCTGGGTCAACGATGGGGACCTGGTCGTCCCGAACGGCATCGGCCCGGTAATGAGCCACGGGCTCGGCGTGTGCCCGGTCGTCCGCTTCCTGCACGAGATCGATCTTGACGGCGAGCTCGACGTCTCGGGCGAAGTCGAGCCGCTGATGCCAATCCAGGACCAGATCAATACCACGACGTTCAACACCCTGATGGCCGGCCAGTATTCAGCCTTCCGCCAGCGCTGGGCGACCGGCATGGTGCCCGCGGATGAGGATGGCCGCGAGCAGGCCCCCTTCCGGGCTGGCGTGGACCGGCTCTGGGTCGCGGAGAGCACCGACACGAAGTTCGGCGAGTTCAGCCCGACCCCGCTGGCCGACTACATCGCGGACCGCGAGGCGGCCATCCGGCATATGGCCACGATCAGCCAGGTTCCCCCGTACCACCTGCTCGGGCTCGTGGCCAACCTCTCAGCGGAGGCGCTGGCTGCGGCGCGCGATGGCCTGGACCGCAAGATCGAGGAGCTGCAGGGCGTTCTCAGCGATCCCTGGAAGCAGACGATCCGGCTGGCCTGCCTGGCGAAGGGCGACCAGAAGAACTGGGCCGACATGAACGGCGAGGTCATCTGGCGGGATACTTCCGCCCGCGCCTTTGCCGCCACCGTGGACGCGCTGGGCAAGTTGTCGCAGATGCTCGGCGTGCCCGCTACCGAGCTCTGGAACAAGATTCCCGGCGTGTCGGCCGAAGAGGTGTCCCGCTGGCAGGCCGCCGTCGAGAAGCCCGGCGTCCTCGAAGAGCTCGATCAGATGCTCGCCTCCCAGCTCACCAAGAACCAGCAGGGCGCGATTCCCGGCACTCCCCCGGAGGCGCCCCCTGTCGGCCAGGACGGGATGCAGTATGAGGCCGACGTCAAGACCAAGCTGGGCCTGTGAGCACGCCCGAGCTGGTCTACGACCCGGGCGCAGGGACGAACAGTGCCCCGGTGCCCGCGGCGCAGATGCTCGCGATCTATTCGGAGTACCAGGCGGCGCAAGCCCTGCTCGGTGTCACGCTGATCCGGGACGTCCTGGCCGCCTGGCGGCTGACCATGACGGACCTGGCCGACATCCGGCGCCTGTGGCCGTCGATCCGGCTGGCTATCGCGTCGATGGTGAACGACAGGCATGATGTGTTCTGGAACATGGGCCTGAAGTTCTTCGCCCAGGTCCGTACCGGAGCCGGCGTGGCGGGGAAGGTTCCGGAGGTTCTGCCGGTTCCGCTCCCGCCCGCGCTCGTGCAGGCCACGCTGGACAGCACCGGGCCATGGACGATGCTGCGGGCCGTCGAGCAGGGCAAGCCGCCTGGGCAGGCAGCCGATACCGCCGCGGTGCGCCTCTCGGGAGCCGCATCCCGGCTGGCACTGCAGGCGGCGCGGGAAGCAGTGCTGACCTCGGTAAAAGCGGATCAGGAGGCCATCGCATGGGCGCGGATTCTCGGCCCGAATCCCTGCTATTTCTGCGCCATGCTGGCCAGCCGCGGAGCGGTCTACAAGAGCGCGTACAGCGCAGGCTTCGCGGCCCACAACCACTGCATGTGTACGGCGATACCTGTCTTCTCACACAGCCAGGTGATCCCCCGTGCGGCACAATTGCATGACGAGTGGCAGACGGTGACGGCGAGACTGTCCGGCGTGGCGGCGCGGCGCGCCTGGCGCGAATACTGGGACGGACGGCGGCCTGGCGCGATGCCGGCCGCAGCATAGGGAGGCTGCAATGGCCACGCCAGACGTCAAGACGATGAGGAACCTGCAAAAGCAGGGCAAGGCGCTGCCGCCAGCGAAGCCGGGCGGGCGGCCGCGCTTCCAGATCCAGAACGGCCCCGACCTGGATAATGCGATCCTGGCTATCGGCCGTGTCCGGCCGAATACGCCTGCTGCCCGGGCCAAGGTCCGCGTTTATATCATGTCGCGGGCGAAGGCTCTCGGGCTGACCAGCAAGATTCCCGACACGTGGCAGGCTGATGGCAGCCTGAAGACAGGAAATTAGGAGCAGAAATGGCTAACACTCCCGTCGCGCTGCTGTCCGCGGTCTCCGCGAACACCACCGGCACCGGCCAGAACAACGGGACCGGCACCGGCTCGCCCGTGCAGCGCGGGGTCTTCACGGCCCAGGTAGACCCGACTGTCACCGCCGCAACGATCGTGATCAACGGCTCGACGGACGGTTCGACCTACACGACCGCGCTGGGGACCTTCGTGATCGCCTCGTCCCGCGGCGCCTACAAGTCCGTGCTCGCGCTGGCATTCGGGCCGTCCAGCCCGTTCGTCGGTTTCAACGCAGTGCTGACCGGCTACGCCGGGACCGGCAACGTATCCGTGACCTGGGCGGACGAGGAGACGTTCGACGGTTCCGGTCTCTTCTAGACTGGCCCTGGCCGCCAATACCTACTCACGACAGGAAAGCTGATGCCGCAGGTACTTACCCTCTTCCGCGGTCTCCGGGTGCTTGCTGGCACGGCCGGGACTGTTTCCACGACCGCACTGACCGACTCCGCGAACAGCTTCACCGCAGCCGACGTCGGCCGGACGGTCTCCGGGCCGAACATCTCTCCCGGGACCACGATCGCATCGTTCCAGTCGGCCGGCTCGGTCACCATGAGCGCGACCTCGACGGGTACCGCCTCGAACCAGACCGTCATCGTCGGCACGGGCGGGGTAAGTATCGACACCGGGGCCGGTACCGCCAATGATGAGATGAACTACCAGCTCACCATGCCGAAGACGGTCACGGCGGCCCTGCTGACGCTGCAGAGCTCGCCGGACAATACGACGTTCACGACCGTCGCCACGTTCAACAATGTCCTGCAGTCCGCAGGATTCCTGCGCCTGTTCGCGGCGCACCGCTTTTACCGGCTGCTGGTTACCGGATTCACCGGAACTGGCAACATCGTCATGACGGCCGAAATGAAGCGCGCCGTCCCGAACGTCTGAGAAAGGACGTCATGACAACCAAGTTCGTTGCCAGTGCCAACGGCACTGTTACCTCCGTCGATCTCGGCGTGGGCGCGAAGTGCAACCACGTGACCGCTACCTGGGACCGGGATGCCGGCGTGACCGGGGCCACCGTCACGCTGCAGGGCAGCACCGATAACAGCACCTTCGTGCCCCTGATCGCCTGGACAAACGGGCTGAAGGGCTCCGGGACGTGGGCCAACCCGACCGGCCCGGCTTACCGCTATTTTAACGTCGTCGTCGCCAACTACGCCGGATCCGGCAACGTCACCGCGAATATCGACACCTACTACGGCGCAGCCGCGAGCTCGGCACACGGCTCCGTGGGCGCTTACTGAGCACACAGCCTGACCTGTACCATCCTGCATAACTGACCTGACCCGTAACGGGGAGATCTGATGAGTGAAGGACCGGGCGCGGAAAGCGCCCCGGCTGGCGGTGCGCCGGAAGGCGGCACTCCTGCACCTGGCGATGAGCGCACCCCGCAGGAAATGCTTGGCGAGGTTCTTGGCACTAGTGCCGAGAGCGAAAGTGCCGAGGGCGGGGAAGGCGACCAGGACAAGGACTGGAAGGCCGAAGCTGAGAAGTGGAAGGGCCTTTCCCGGAAGAACGAGCAACGTGCCCGGGAGAATTCGGATGCTGCGAAACGGCTGAAGGACATTGAGCAGTCCCAGATGTCCGAGCAGCAGAAGATGGAAGCCCGCGCCGTCGAGGCTGAGACCCGCGCGGCCAGGGCTGAGCAGCAGCACTGGCGCACGCTGGCCGTGGCCAGCAATGAGCTCCCGGTTGAGGCGATCGAGCTGCTGGGCGGCACGACCGAGGACGAGATCAATGCGAACGCTGCGGCGTTTGCAGGCATCGTGGCGGCCAAGGTGCAGGAAGCGCTGTCCAACCGGGGAAACGGCGGTCTGGGCCCGCAGCACGGCTTCCCGCGGCCGGGGCGCCCGGTGGAGTCCTTGAGGCCTGGCGGCGCGCCTGCGGGCAGCGGAGTTCCGCAGACAAGTGAAGACATGTTCCGCAGCATGATCGGGAAGACCAGGCAGTAAGATCTGCCCTGTAGTCCTAGAAGTGATCCCGAAACGGGAATGACAGAACGTTCGAGATCACTGGCAGTGAGCCAGTGAGCAATTGGCTTCCTGCTGGAAGGACACCGGGCTGTGCCTACTTACAACTCGATCATCAGCCGGGCGAGCGCGGGGACTTCCGATGCGCTTGTGCCCGAGCCGCTGAGTGCCGAGATCATCCAAGAGCTGCCGAAGGCCTCGGCCGCGCTTTCCCTGATGCGCAAGACCCAGCTTTCGAGCAAGACCCAGCGCCTCCCCGTGCTGGACGTCCTGCCCGTCGCTTACTTCGTCGGCGGCGACACCGGCATGAAGCAGACCTCGAACGAGGCCTGGAAGAACGTCGTGCTGGTCGTCGAGGAGATCGCGACGATCATCCCGGTGCCAGAGGCGTACATGGACGATGCCGATGTGCCGATCTGGTCCGAGGTCCAGCCGCGCATGGTCGAGGCCGTGGGCGCGCTGATCGACGGCGCCGTGTTCTGGGGCGTGAACAAGCCCAGCACGTGGGGCACCGACCTTTACACCGCGGCGACCGCGTCCGGCAACATCATCAAGGACGGGTACCTCGACGGCACGTCAACCAACGCCTCTGACGACTTCGGCCAGTCCGTCGCCGCGCTGGGCGACCTGATGGCCCAGACCGGCTACTCCGTGAACGGCTTCGCCAGCCGGCCCGGCCTGAACTGGCGCCTGACCGGCCTGCGGTCGGCCCAGGGCCTCCCGATCTACGAGCCCGACCTCCAGAGCGGCCGGGGCGGCGGCCTGTACGGCTTCCCGCTGTCCATGGTCGAAAACGGCTCCTGGAACGCGGCTAACGCCCAGCTCATCGCGGGCGACTGGTCTAAGTCCATCATCGGGATCCGCAAGGACATCAGCTTCAAGATGTTCACTGAGGGAGTCATCTCGAACGACTCCGGGCAGGTCATCCTGAACCTGATGCAGCAGGACGCGGTCGCGATGCGGCTGACGATGCGGATGGCTTACGCCGTCGCCAACCCGGTGACGATCATGCAGCCCAGCAAGACGATCAGCCAGCGGTTCCCCTTCGGGATCATCGCCACCTGATCAGGAGAGACGTGGTCCGGGCCGGGTAGCGAGGGAGGTCAGATGTCACTGGCACCGCTGGCGACGTCAGACGACGTCGCTGCCCGGCTCGGGCGCGATCTGACAGAGCAGGAGAGCCTGCGGGTCACGGCGCTGCTGCAGGATGCCAGCGCCCTGATCCGGCGCTGGACGCGGCGCGACTTCCTCTGGCACCCGCAGGGCACCCTGCGGCTGCGCGGCCGGGACTCGATCATCCGGATCACGCAGCGGCCGGCCTCGAATGTGACGTCGGTTGTGGCTATCGGCGGCGGCATGGGCCTGCCGGATGTGCCGATTACCTGGTTTACTTTCGACGGGATCGACAAGATCAGGATTGACCCTGGCCACGGGATTATCAACCTGCCCGAGGTCTGGTGGACCGAGGATCTCTACCCGCAGACTTTCGATGTGGTGCTCGACTACGGCTACCAGTCCGGCGTCCCGGATGAGGTCACTTCCGTCGCGGCTAACGAGGTAATCGGGGTCCTGACGGCGCCCACGCAGGCCGCGGGGCTG